CAAGATTACAATACACAAAGCATCAGAATATAATTATGTTGCAGTAAGTCGTAATTTATTAAAGCGTTGGGGTGGTTGGTTAGACTATGGTGACTTTATCGTATTGACTGGAACAGACGGGAAGAACGGAGTATATCAAGTTAAAGATACAATGAACAGACGATTTGTAAATCGTATTGATATATTGGAATCGCCTGGTGTTAAACCATACAAGTTTACAGATGCTAAAATCAAGAAAGCAAATTTAAATGAGGATATAAAATTTATATCAAATTAAAAAAAGTTCTTGACAACGGAACAAAAATGTTGTATATTAATAGTAATATAAAAATAGGAAATGGTTATGAAAAAATACTTCTACGAGAAAAGTAAATTCTCTGAATTTAAATCTAATAAAACTTATCACGAGTTATTGTCTATGAATCAAGAAGAGTTCACAGATTGGGCAAAACTTATGAGAAAAGAAATTATTCATCAATGGGATATTGATGGACAACCACCAGTAATGGGTAAAAATGAAGAACAAATTAAAACTGGTCTAAGCAAACTAAGAGAGTTCCCTTGTGAGTTCTTTATTGATGATGATAGTGATGACGAGTCATTAGGGGTAATTAAAAATTTTAACAAACATCAAACCGTGGTTAATCACTTTTTTCCAACTATGTTGAAAACTCGTATAACAAATGGTTCAACGGCAGACGATAAAGACTTATCTATATATGAACACTTCAGTCAAGATGATAAACTTGAAAACTTTGTTAAGGTTATGAACCGAGCAGTTAAACGAGATTCAATGTATGCTTGGTGTCGTTCATTAACAAACAAACCAGAGGAAAATGAATTCTGGAATGGACAAAACCCAGTTCAATTTATTAAAGATGCTCACGCAGGAAAAGTATTTACTGGTAAGTGGGAAAACTACGATATACTTTTACATAAAACAAAACACGATAATCTAAAAAGATATGGGACACCAGATGAAGATAAGAGAACTTATGGTAATATATTTTATTTAGAGTCTCAAGAGATTAAACAATTACTGGAAGACGGGTATTTAAACAATACACAAATATCTAACTTAGGTGATATTCCAGATACTGAAGTTTTAAAGAGTGGAAAGGTTAATAAGTTTGTTTACAATGTTAGGTGGTATGATAAAACTGAAGGAGTGTTTCCAAAGATAGTTCAATCATTTAGATTAGGATTTGGAGCACAACCGGCAGTAAACTTTCCGGCTCTAACTGCAAAATGGTTATATGAAAAATATACAGACCACATTAAACAAGATGAACCATTTACAATTTATGATTCATCAAGTGGTTGGGGTGGTAGAATTATTGGAGCAATGAGTGCAAAGAAAAAGATTCACTATGTTGGAACAGACCCAAACCCAGACAACTTTATTGATGAACTCGATATATCAAGATATGAATATGTCGCAGACTTCTATAATAAAACGTGTATAGATAAAGAACCAGAGGGATTTGGAAACTTCTTTGAATCAGTATCAGAAGCAAATACTTATGAGTTATTCAGAGATGGTTCAGAAGTTATTCACGAGAATCCAAGATTTCAAAAGTATGATGGTAAACTGGATTTATCTTTTACTTCACCACCTTACTTTAATCGTGAACAATATTCACAAGACGACAATCAATCATTTAGAAAGTTTGGTGAATATAATGATTGGAAAGAAAACTTCCTACGACCAACACTAACAACAATTTACAATTATACAAAAGACGATAGATATATTCTTTGGAATATTGCGTCAATCAAAATAGATAAAAATAACTATTTTGATTTGGAAGAAGACTCGGTCAAGATATTAAAAGAACTTGGAGCAGACTACAAGGGTAAACTAAAAATGTTGATGACACAAATGGTAGGTATCAGTTTAAATAAAAGAAGTGATATGTCAAGTAGTATAAAGAACATAGTCAATGTAGACGGAAAAGATTTCAAATATGAACCTATATTTGTATTTCATAAAAAATAATTAACTAATGGAGATTAATAAATGAAGCAATTAAAAGAACAACAATTAAAAGAAAATTATCTTAAATTAAGACAATTGATTACAGATACATTTAGTGGAGAAAGATTAGAACGACTAAATAAAATGTATGATGACTTAGAGGATAGAGTTATAGTAGCACCGGCATCCGGTAAAGAAGAATATCACTATTGTCACGTCGGTGGATATGTAGAACACATACTACACGTCGTTGATACGGCAAGAAAGATGTCAGACTTATTTGAAGTAGCAGGTGGTAGTGTAGACTGGTCCGATGAAGAATTAGTATTTGCAGGACTACACCACGACTTAGGAAAGGTTGGTGACTTAGAACAAGAACATTACATTCCACAAGACAATGATTGGAGAGTAAAGAACCTTGGAGAAATTTATATCGCAAATACCGATATACAAAATATGAGAGCACCAGAACGAGGACTATTTATATTACAACATTATGGTGTATCGTGTAGTCTTAACGAAACTCTCGGTATAAAATTAGCAGACGGATTATATGATGAAGCAAATGAATACTATCTAAAAGTATTTGACGCAAGAAGGTCATTAAAGAATAGACTACCTTATATTTTACATTGGGCAGACCATATGTCTACCGTAGCAGAATATGACGAGTGGAAAAGAGATAATCAAAAGGAATCAGAAAAGGTTCAGGACTCAGTATCAAACATTAAACAGGCGGTTAAAACGGAAGCTAAAAATAAGTTTACTGAATCAACAGACGCTAAGGATATCTTTAACGAACTATTTGGAGAGAAAAAATGATAGGATATATAATACTAAGTTTAATCGTAATAACATTAGGTTGGACCACATTTAATCTAACGAGAAAAGTAGAGAGATTAGAAACTTGGGTTGAGGATTACGCACAAAGAATACAAGATACTCAACAAGCATTAAAAGAAATTGATAGTAAAGGTAACTTTGAGGCCGATGATGAAGTCGGTGTAATCTTTACAGCAATAAAAGAAGCAGTAGATGAGTTAAACGAAATAACACAAGAGGAGTTATAATGCCAAGAAAAGCAGCAAAGGGTTCACCAAGATATTACTTTCACCAAGGAACAGAAGACGCAATCATTAGACACAATAAAGAAACTCGTCCACATATGAGAGAACGAATTTACAATGAACATATTAGACAACCCTTTGAGAAGTTGGCAGAAAATATAATTCATACATTTAAATTTTATTACTTTGATGTTCCAAGTACAGATGTTATTCACGAGGTAGTTAGTTTCTTGTATATGAATATGCATAAGTTTGCCGAGGGTAAAGGAAAAGCATTCTCATACTTCAGTATTGTTGCTAAGAACTATTTGATTTTACACAACAACAATAATTACAAGAAGATGAAACAAACTGATGGAGAGGAAGTTACAGATTACAAACGAGACCCAGTTAGAGAAGCATCCCGAGATGATTTACTTCAAGCCAAAAAAGAGTATGTTGATTTGTTTATTGAATATTGGACTAATAATCTAACAACCATATTTAAACGAAAGCAAGATATAGATGTAGCAAATGCAGTATTGTATCTAATGGAGAATCGTCAGAACATTGAAAACTTTAATAAGAAAGCTCTATACATTATGATTAGAGAAATGACAACTTCAAATACACAACACATAACTCGTGTCGTGAATGTGATGAAGAAACACCACGTTAATCTACAACACAATTATCTAACTACTGGTAGTATTGAAACAAAATTCACAGGTAGTTGGGATAACTTATAACAGATGTAACAACGGGTGGCATTTCTACCACCCGTTAATTCCACCTTTATTTATTGAGCAATCCTAATATCACCAATAGTGATATAAATCCAGCGAATCCACTTGTTGCAAATAAATTCACTAAACTAATCAGATTACCAATAATGTCCATACCGAAGAACCCGCCAACAAAAATCAATTGAACGAGAACCCCAAGACCGATAATATGAAATAGTAAGTCTTTAATTCCACCTACTACATCTTTTATCATAGCCATAGTATTTTTCATATTTGTTTCCCCCTTTTATTAATCTAAAAAAGCCGGTTTTATCCGACTCGTATAATAACTATAAGGTAAAATCAAAAAAATTAATCAGTATATAAATATATATCCCTATTTTTTAACTATTTACTATTTATTGTTAGGTAAAAACTATGGCAAAAGATTACGAAATATTCGAGGGAAAAACCCTATCAGATGTCTTCAAGGACATATACGATAATTCCAAAACCAATAAACAACAATTAGAAGTATTGATGAAAGAGGTAGTGGGATTTATCAAGGACGGAGATACAGCCGTTCAGATAGTTCCTATGTTAAAAGAGTATTTAGAAATCAATGTAAAGAACGATGAACAACTTGTCAAGTTAGCTACAATCGTTCAAAGAATTACAGCAGCTGAAAAACGAGTATCGGATTCAGGAGATGAGTTCGGTTTATCAGACGCAGAAAAAGAACAACTGATGAATGCAATAGAAACAGATGTTCAAGAGTTACAAATAAAGAAAGACGAAATAGAGTCTTCAATCACTAAGGAAAATTAATGTTAAAGTTTGAACCAGCAGAGGTTCTTGAAGTAT